TTGCTTTGATAGTTGCGATAGCCAGGATCAGGTGAACGTCCTGATCCAAGTGGGCTTACGTTGCTAGGTAGATTGCTGCTCTTGAAATACTTTCTCCACGTCATACCTTGTCTCCGTTAGCTTTTTGCTTTTTAATTTGTGCGGCCCTGCGAGCTTGCGTCCAAGGTTTTCCTTTTTTTGTGGCAGAAATCTTTGCGTTACGACCGTCATCTTTTCTTCCTAAATTGGCCTCTCTATTTTTTTGTCTAGTTTCAGCTGATTGATTTAGTCCGTTAAGTCTATATTTTTCAATAACCTCCAAAGATCTCTTTTTTCCTTTATTTTTTTCAGATATTTTTTTCTTAGTATCGTCCGAATGGTTCCATCCGGCTGTGCAAGCCCATTGATTTAGCTTTGTATTATCCAAAATGCCGCCGTCAATTTTACGCCCATATTTTCTAATTAGAGATATTTCCAAATTGATTGCGTCAGATTCACTCATATCTTTTTGTATAAATTGTCTACGGTCAGCTGGCGGAATACTCACATGTTTGTGAACTCTATTTATTCTATCTTTTTTACCTTTTCCAATGTAATACGGAATTCCGTGTTCGGTTATATATTGGTATACATAAAAAATCTTGTCTGCCATGTTATGTCTCATTTAATGCGTATATTTACCGCTACGAAAGCTCGTTAGCTATTCTTTCATTGACCCTGGTATTTTCGCTCATTGCATCTATTAGATCTTTGAGCTTGTCAATTTGCTCTTGCAACATGCTCTGCTGTGTTTTATTATTATCAATCAATTGATTTTTAAATTCTGTTATGGGAGTAACAAAACCAGATGGGCCGGCTAATACCTTTTCCAGAGCAGTTTGCAATGCCGTTGGTAGTTCTTCAATATTCTCGTTTGGTTTAATTGTTGCTGCTCGATCTGACGCTGCCTGTGCCTGTTGCTTAATTGATTGCAACGTTGATGCAAAGTTTTCTTGCATTTGTCCCGGAGAACGTTGGTCAGGTTGTTGTAATTGTTGAGATAGTGCAGTTAACATCGAGCTTGGTAATATTGTACCAGGCGAATCAAATACACGAAGTTCCGGACCTTCTTCACCTACGATATAAGGCATATTGGCAGATACAGGACCACCGGCTGCACGTCGCCCTGGTGTTGCAGCAGGCTGATTACCGCTAAATGCATAACTTCGCATCCAATCGCCTAGTGTTCCTTTTATTGAGTTCCATCCAAGTTCCATACCTTGCTTGACTGCCGGTACTAGATCTTTTAATAATCTGTCAACCCCACCAGAGACATCTGTTGGTCCTGATGGCACTCCCGTTATTTTAGTTGCTGCTGATTTAAGTACATCAGTGGTAAGACTAGTAGTGTTTTTAAGTAACTCTGCATATTGCGGTAGATATTTGCTTGATAGTTCTTGTGTAAACACTGCAAACTTCTGTGTAGAATCTGCAGCATCTACCATGCTCTTGGTTAATAGATCTTGTGTTTTTACTTGTTTTTCTTGTGCTGTTATACTGTTTGATATAGTGTCTTTACCATATAACGCCGATGCTGTAGCATCGTTTATCATTTTATTAATTTCACCAAGTCCTGATGCGCCTAGCCTAGACACTTGACCAATTACTGCATTGCCTTCTTGAGCCTGACGTCTTTGCTCTTCTCCAACTTCCCTGGCATTATCACCTGTTGTTTTTAGTACTTGAGTAGTGCTGACACTTGCATCTTTGATTTGAGCAAATCCTTGCTCGTACATTGGCATTAATTTAGCATTCTGCGCCATGAATAGGTTTGTAGCACTGTCTGTAATTACTTGACCACCACTGCTTACATATTCCAAGAATCCTTTTTTAGCATAGTCCGGCATTGATGATAACGCATTTTGAAATTTTTTAATTTCCTCAGGAGTTTTCAATTGAGCCATAATATCAGCTTCCATAGAAACTTGTCTAGCTCTTTCCATTGCTGCTTTTGCGTCTTGTCCTGTTATATCTGCTAAAATTTTTAAATCTGCTGCATACTGTTTGGTGCCTTCGGCTACTTTTTTAGCATCCATATCGCGTATTTTTTCTGCGCTCATTACACCGCGTAGACTAGCTAGATAGCCGGCAGTTAGTTCTGTTTGCTCTTCAATCCCGTAGCCCATTAGCATAAGCTCTTTTCTAAAGCTTGTGCCTCCTTTGGTGCCTTGAGCATTAAACTCATTCATGTAATTGCTATACCGTGCCAACAGCAATGAGCCATCTGCTATGTTAGCACCAAACTTACCAATGTCTTGCCTTGATGCTTTAATTGCAGTTGTGAACTGATCAACAGTCATACCAGCTGCAGTAGAGTACAAACGTAGATCGCTTATGCTCTCTGTGAAGCTGGCGCCCATCTTATTAAATTGACTGTAATTCTTTATAGTGCCAGTGAGTTCCTGCGCCATGTGACTGTTTAGTTCAGTCAATACTGTACCAATTATACCAGCTGATCCTTCAATGGACTTGCCAAACAGATCACCTAATTTACCTAACCCCGGCACAGAACTAACAATACCACCTGCTGCAGAACCAAAGACGCCCACACCTTTGACTGCCAACCCAATGGCCATGTTCAGTGAGTTAGCGGATTTCTGTACAGGGCTAGTAAATACATCGCCTGAAAAACTCTTGGTCCACTGAGAAATTATACTCCCAGAAGCAAACAGCAGATCCTTGCCAAATTGTTGTACTTGCGCCCCCATCATGCTGAAGCCGCGATTTGTACTATCTAAGTTATCTGTTATTCTGCTGTAAAACGATGATGATGCGCTACCTGCTTGCTTGGCCGATGAAGCCATGGTGCTAAATGAAGATGTAGCATCTTCGGCGCTGGCCGATTGCTTACGCAGCATATTTGATATGTCTGAATCAGAACGACGCTGTCGCCCAATTGCACTTTGGGTAACACTTAATAAAGCCTTCAGGGTATCTTCTTGGGCAGCATTTTGCGCCCTAACACTTCCTATTCCAGGAATGTCAACATTTACAGACATGGGTTTTTTACCTATAAATACTTAATCAATTATATTTATGGGAACTCAACACCATGGCGATTACAGCAAATAACCCACTTTTCAAGCACTTTAGACAACCTGCTATCTACTTAAAGTTACCTAGTCAGGGGCAGTACTGGGACGAATCTGCAATTGATTTACCTGCATCAGGGGAAATCCCTGTGTACCCAATGACTGTCAAAGATGAAATAACATTTAAAACCCCAGACGCCCTGATGAATGGCGAAGGCATGGTAAATGTTATACAAAGTTGTTGTCCAAGTATCAAAAACGCTTGGGCTATACCAACAATAGATCTAGATCCAATAATGATTTCTATACGTATTGCCAGTTATGGATCCAACATGGACATTACTACCAAATGCCCACATTGTGGAGAGGAAAACTTAAACACAGTTGATCTTGGTACCTTGCTTGACTCATTGCCAGCACCAGACTTTCCTGCAGTGCAAATAGGCGAGTTAACGTTTAATATCAAACCGTTGGTGTTTGAATCGTTAAACAAGGCCAATCTTTATTCGTTTGAACAGCAAAAACTAATAATGGCAATTACTAGCAGTGACCTAACCGAAGAACAAAAAATGGAACAGTTCAAAGATCTATTTCCCAAGATCACTGATTTGAATATAATGACCATTGTTAATGCTATAGAATCTATTGTAACCAAAGATGGAACTCAAGTGACCGAAGAAAAGTTCATTAAAGAATTCATTTACAACTGTGAAACTGCATTATACAATGAAATTAAAACTACAGTAGAAAATATAGCCAAAAACAACAAGCTACACCCAATGAATATAGCCTGCGAGAGTTGCACAAAACAATACACCTCAGAACTAACATTCGAAGAATCAAATTTTTTCGCCTAAGGCTTTTGGCTATGTCAAACGATGACATGGTTGATTATTTTGATAGATTAGAGAAACAGTCAAAAGCCTTAAGAGAAGAAGCTCTAAGATTTAGCTGGTATATGCGGGGTGGTCTCAATTACGAAGATGCCATGTTACTAAGTAACACTGATCGCGAACTCATCAGTAAGATAATAAAAGATAATTTAGAAACTTCCAAGAAGTCAGGAATGCCATTCTTCTAAGATGACTAACGTCATCTGTTGATTTCGCTAAAGCTCATCAACATTGTTCTTAGAGATTTCATCTAGATTCAATGGTCAGTCTTTGCCCAGGGCGGGCAAAAAATAAATGTACTTCATCTGAGTTAGCACAGTCACTAGTATTAGAGCATTACAGAGGCGGTTGTCCTGTACCTCGAGCTCCGTTCTTGTACAACGGCGGTTTACACAATAGATACTAGCCTACCGTATAAACGTGTAGCATCGCTACTACGTCTTTCTAGCCATATTATCCTATTCAAACAACTAAATCGCGGCGTTTGCGATCTTCATCCCGGGGGGTAGTAGTTGAGTGCTTCTTGCAGCGAGAAGGCTTCCATCCCTGTGTATTTCTACCAGGTATAGGGCACACGATGTTAGCTTGTGCTAGCTTAACTGCCTAACTTGTTTTTTATGTGGGAGCCATGGACACGAACGCTGATCTGTCCGTTATAATATGCATCTGATTCTAAGACTTGATGTCTAAATTGTTCTCGCGCCTCGATGTAGGAGCATTCTGCTTTTGATTTACAATAAAATAGTATTTCTCTTTTAAACTTATCGGGGCCTAGTGTGTCTATATCTCGTTTTAATTCTTCGTTTGAGCCATAATATAATTGCCAATCTGAATCTATTTTACTTCTAATCTTCTTACGTTTTTTGTTACCATTTTTGAGCTTGACTACTTTGTAGGTAGTTTTTGAAAATTTGGCTAATTTTTTACCTATGTATTTACGTCCAGATGCTGTATTTGTTATCAAATACACAAATCCCACGCAATCTTCAGGAAGTGACTCCACTAAAGTGGATTCGAATAGCCATGACATACAGCATTAATTATGCCTTGTAGTCAAGGTTACAATAAAATGTTATTTCTTCTATACAAGTATTTGGGTCTAAAGTTTGTGCATATTTAACAAAATTAGACACATCGTGTAACTGGATACCATTACCAGTCCATGAGGTACGACTGCGGCTAAGTTCAGTGTCTAGTCTATCCAAGGTAAGCAATGTGGTTTTAAACGGTACCAAATTGGTTTTAAAGGCCTGTGTGCCTTGCTTGCTGGCATGCTCTAGTGCAGCCTTGGAGATTCGATATGTTTCAAATCTAGGCTCTGGACTAACAATATGTTTTCCGCCAACACTGCCTACGTTAAAAATATATCCAGCTTTTCCTACCGACTTCCATTTATCGTATATTGCCATGTACAAATTAGTTTGTGCAAAGTTTGCCCATGATTCTTGCGGCGGACCATCAAATGCATTATTAACAAACACGTCATACATGATGCTTTTGTCAGCAATCTCTTTGATGTTTTTTGTGATATCATAGCCATTTTCACGACTAAGATTATCAGCGCCGAAAGTTTCAACTAGATGTTTACCTAGTCCTCTGTTACCACCTGTAACTAACATTGTCATCTAATAGATCCTCCTTGATCCCATACTTTAGTAAACTTTTCGCCACATGTCATAGCGCATTCCATAATTTTATTTGGCCCGGTCCAACGATCAGTAAGCTCATTCCAGAACTTAGATTTAAAGATATTTTCTAAATTATTTTTGTTTACGTCAAGTTCGCTTCTGTATCGCAACACAAATTCACTAACTTGATTATCTCCGCTGGCATCAAAACTGGCTGAGTTTGCCCCAGGCAAATGCAATCTATCACGAAATCTAGCATCGTACATGTTGTGTTCAAAGAAGTTACAAGGCAATACCAATCCTTCAGCAGTAACAACAACTTTATTACCTAGCAACGCATCGCACTTGATTGCAGTTTGCTTGAGATACTCTCTAAAACTTCCGTGTATCTTTTTCAATACTTCTATTTTTTGTACACTGGGATTACGCCATTCTTTGTTAGTGGGTTCCTCCAACATGTATTCATGATTTTTGTTTTTATCAAGTACAGGCCAATACGGGTATGCTGTTGCATGTGTATGATTATAAAAGCGGCCGGTCTTTCTTGCAAGAAAATTAAAAAAGCCATATTCTGCACTTAACTGCCTTGCTTGTTCAACTTGATGTTCGTTGTGTTTAAAAACAATAAAATTCCACTGTGCTCGACCACCTGCATCAATATATGCTCTGGCATTACGCATGGCAACAGTGTATTTTACATTGCGTCTGTACAAGTGTAAAGTGTCTTCTAGTCCGTCAAATCCAAAATCAATTTGACCGTATCCGTTCATTATAGCGGCAATCTCTGCCCAATACGCCTCGTCATGCACTCCACCGTTGGTATGAATATACAACCACAGTGTGGGATTTTTACGTCTGAAGTCTTGCAGTATGCCCAAGAAGTCAGGGTGCATGACGGGATCACCGTAACTACCACAAAAGAATATTTGTCTAAGTTTACCGCAATGTTCGGCACTAAATGCTGCATCAATGGCAGCACGATCTAAATGCACCAACGGCATATAAGGATTAATACCTGATCCTTGTATGTTTCTTGGACATTGAGGGCAAGCGGCATTACAATATGTTGTAATTTCAATTTGATACTCGTCGATGCTTTCAAAATTAAACAATATCTACGTCCGTGTTATAACTAGTAAACCCGTTTTCTTTAACAACACTTAGCACATTGTTCACACGTCCGGCCAGTTCGTCCTTGTGCGACACTAACCAAACACTACGATTGCCTTCACGACTCATTTTCTTTAAGATAGCCAAACTGTTTTCTACGCCCGAACTGTCCATGCCAGTGTCAATGACCTCATCTATAAACAACAAATTGATTTGTTGATTTTGACTTTCCCATACATCACGAAATGCCCAACTTAGACTTAGTATTAATCTGTTACGTTCGCCGCGACTCAAGTTATCAAAGTCTAGTTCACGACCCAATTCTTCAATACTGACTGTCAAGTCATTTAAGAATTTTACAGTATGTGGTAAGCCAATACGATCTAGGTATTGGCCTAGTCTAGCATTCAAGTAACTTAAATTTTGATCAATAATACGTTTACGTATAAAGCTATCTTTGTTAGTCAACAGTTTAAGCAAGAAGTCTTGATGTTCCTTGACATTAGATAACTCGTTAATTGAGTCATAGTTAACTTCCTCTAGTGCCTGTGTTTCCATTTCTGTGATCTGTTCGGCATATGGATCTATTTCTGCTCTCTTAGCAGTTAATTGTTCTTGTAAATTATTAATACTGTTGCGATGGTTAATTGCATCTTCTTTATTGTCGTAAAACACCTGTGGAATAGGACCAGGTTCTCCTAGCTCGGCTAGTTTATCAACATGCTCTTCAAGTTGTGATATATTGGCGATATACTGTAAACTTGTTTCCTTCATTGTAGTACGTTTTTCGTTAAGCACCTGTTCGTGTTTTTCATCATGCATAGTTTGCCCACAGGCATAACACTCGTGTTTTTCTAGTTTTTCTATTTCTGATTTTAGCTTGTCAAGAACTTTAAGTATTCGAACTTGTTCTTGCTCGCAGGCAATTTTCCATTTATTAAGTTCAGCAGCAGCTTTAGCTAACTCAGTCTGTGTGTGTAATGCATCATGTGCAGCAAGTTCTGCAGCAATATCAATCTCACTTAGTGCAGACAATGCAGTTTCAAGTTTATTAATGTCCTCAATATGCTTGGTAGTCCAAAGCATTTGTCTACGTTTAGTTGCCTCAATTTGTTCTTGCACACGAGCATTTGCGTCTGTTACTGCCTTGATACGATACTCTTCAGCAGTAATAGCATCCTTGGTTGCTTTTAATTGTTCTTTAAGCAAATCTGCTTTTTCACTTAGCACGGTAATGCCAAGTAACTGTTCAATGATAGTACGTTGATCGTTAGCTTTAAGTGCAAGGAACGGTTCAGTATAAGTGTTAAGAGCCACGATATGCTTAAACATGTCGTGACTCATACCAAGCATGCGTTCTATAGCGGCCTGCGTCTCTCTACTGTCTCCTTGACTTTCATCTGTAATCTGTTGTTCTTGATCTCCAATGTAAAATGCCATTGTATTTGGACGACGCCCGCGTTCAATTTTGTAGTCTGTTCCATTGCTTTCAAATTCAATTGTGACCAACATGTTCTTACCATTTGTTTTATTGATAAGATTGTCTTTTTTAATGTTTGTGAGAGCCGACCCGTATAATGCATATGATAAAGCATTAATAATTGTAGTTTTGCCTGTACCATTACGTGCTCCTGTGTCGTCGCCGCCTAGATCCAAATTTTGTCCCAAGACTAAAGTCAAGTCTTTACGGTCAAATTGAACTGCTTGGGTAGCATTGCCCACGCTCATAAAGTTTTTTACAGATAGTGTTTTTATTTTAAACATAGGTTCTTATGATAACACAACATTCTTGGATTTTGCAAGCATCTTATTGATTTTATCCAAAGCTTCTGGATAGCAGACACTTGCAATTGTTTTTGCTAGAACAAATTGATAACTTAAACACGGAACAGTATTTGTATGGTCGTGAAACTGATAATGCTCGGAATTTGGGTAGGCACTATACAAATCGCCGTTGAGGTCATAAATGATACTGTCTAACAATTCTTTTTGTTTATCGTTCCACAGAATTGAGTATCCTTGGAATACATGTAAGTCAATATCAAATTGATCACACAGGTGTTTTAATAATAACAATTTACACACAAGATCTTCAGTTTCCAAGTTTGGACTAGACAGCCATTTATAATATAGTTGCTTACTTAGATGGGTATCACTAACACTACTTGGCCATACATTTTGATAGACAAAATTTCTAATAGGATCATTGATAACTAGTTCTGCATGTCTTTCATCGTTTACTTCAACATCCAATTTTCCTAGACTGGTAAGTTGTATAATTACTGTATCGTAACGATTGGCCCATAGCTCTAAAATTACTTTGTTAAGTATCCATTGGTTGCTAACTGCAGGTCCCCCAACGTCTGTCATTTTGATGCCAGCTACCTTAAAAATATTAACCCAAGTTTTTCTTTCTTGGCCACTAAAACTAAGGCCGCAACCGCTAACTAAAATTCTTTTGTTTAATTTGGACATTTGCAATATCAAGATGATTGATTACATTGTTGTGTTGTTGCTCTGGACAAAAAGAACAAACTGACTCAGGTTTTCCAATATTGTCTACAAATAGACTTAGATCGTCATTGACGTCATATCCGGTATAATTCATATGAGCGTGTTTAGCGATATCAATTATGTTTGCCACTGGCGGGCACTTATATAACTTGCCTTTAAACAAAATAGGAGTAGATGGAGATCCGCAAATTTTATGAGATTCTGCTGGATCGCTGTTCCATCCAACAACTGTTTTATTATCTAAGCGGTACGGGATTACAAAATCCTTAAAGATACTTTTATAAATTGTTAAATCTTCGTTGACCCATTCTATTTGCTTGTGATGTTCTCCGCCAATTTGATTAACTTTCCAACTCTTTCTGTGCAGTAAAATTTTTTTAATCTTGTCATTGATAATAGATTCATGATCTTTGCGATGCACACTGACTTGTATTTCAAAGTTTTTTATATTAAAAAAAGCGTCACTATCAAAGTTATCTAACAAGTAACCGTTAGTAATTAATCTAATTTTACATGTAGGCCACTGCTGTCGTACATATAAACAAATTTCAATCAGGCCAGGGTGCAAACACGGTTCTCCGCCAAAAATAGCAACAACTTGTGGTTGAAGTTTGGTACTCCAGATATCAATCCAACTTTTAATATCGTCGTAAGGTGCTATTCCGTTTCTTTTAAAATCGCTCAAACTTATACATCCTGCACACGATATGTTACAGGAATATGCAATCATTAGATCAAGTCTTGGAACAATAAGCATCGTAATCTTGTTTGTATTTGTCTAACCAATTGTCGTCAATACTAATTTTAAATATATTCTTTAAGTTTATTTTAATTTGCTCTGTGTTGTAAAACAAATCTTCATATGGAATTATTAAATCATACTCAAAGTCCGGTTCTGGTTCTTTAAAAGACATGAGCTGATCGATGTATGTTTTTTTACTTTCCTCTGTTGGCTCAATACCTTTTGATAACAGAATAAGACTTAGCCCATCCATATTTCTTCGTACACGTCGCACCCAGTCATTGTTGGAGTTACCTCGCATAAGCATGTTCACTTCACCAACAAAATGTGCGTCAGTTGGCATGGGGGCTAATTTAGTCTTGGTTATTTGTTGATGTTTTAGATATTGCCATAAACTCTCATCAATTGGGTTAGCAATTCTTATACTATTAATATTTCCTAATAGTTCTTTTGCTAACAGACTAGTTCTATGAGCAGGAACTAAGTCAAACAAGGTCGGGTGTGCTTCTAAGTATTTAGGTTGTGGTATAGTTTTTAAAAATTCCTGACCAAATAGGTCTACTATTTTAGTACGAGTGTTTTGAAATGTAATGCTATCTAATTTGCGACATTGAACACTGTGACTTAACTTGGCACAAAAATATTCTCCACCTGCCCCTTGGTCGTAATCCACAAATAAAAATGGCATATTATTCTCGGTACAAGTCTAACGTGATACAATGAAGACCGCCATCAACAAAAAATCTATGCCTCCAGGGTACAACAACACATTCAATATTGTGTTCTTTTAGTGCTGTTTTAATCTTGGGTGTAATGTTTGAAACACAAATAGTATTTGTATCCAATGCTAGCACGTTTACATCAAAAATAGACTCTGCAACATACCCAAGCCACGGCTTAAGATACGATTCGACATAGGTAATAAGATTATGATTATGCTCCTCCCCGGCAAGCCACCAGGCACCGGATACCTTTTGTTTCATTACATTGAATTCGTTAATTTGATCTTGATACGATTCCTGAGGAACTTTAATAACTGTGTATCCTGGGAAATGATGTTGATAATCAATTAATGGGTCAATACCTAGTATAACATTGTTGCCTAATACAGCAAAACAACCATCAATGTGCCCTGCGTCAATGGTAAACTGTGAAATTGGTCGACGGTCATTAATTTTTGCTGCAAGCCATTCTGCGTAGTTGCAGTATTCATTTGTTCCTAATACTATACGATCCTCTAAATTAATTACATTAGGACCTTGCATTGGTCCTATGTTATTTTGGGTATACTCTAACACCTCTTTAAAAGATTCCATTTCTTTAAAAATAGCAGGGATAGTAGATCTAGTACCTTGCACATACTCCTGGTAAGATGGCCAATCGTCTCCCTTGAGCATCTGATATTTGCTTCTTGAATGCCAGATATTTGTATTAGGATTAAAGTTATCTTTTATTGCTGCTGACATCGATGCAGTATAAAATTCTTCATTGGGTTTTTGTAAATTTACTATGTTTGAACAATAGTTTTTTAATACTTGGTTAACACTGTTTAAATAATCGCCGTTAAACTGATACATTGTGTCACCAATTACACAATGTGTGTTTCTAACCTGTAACGGAGGAAGATATACATTATCCACATCAAATTGACCTAGCGGCTGTTCTGCTCGAATAACTTTGCAACCAAAATTTTTCAAAACACGATCAAATGCCTCAAGATCTTCGTTGATCTCGCTGGCCATACGCATCAATGGTTCTCTGACTGCTGCATCCTTGATGCTAGAAAAAAATTCAGGATAAAAGTAAGATCCTAGCATCACTGATCGAAGCTTACCAAACGTGTTAAATTTTTTATAGGAATTCATTAAAGGTTCCTGTAGATATCTAATAATAGATTAGGATTATACTGTCGTGTGTCAATATTGGTTAATTGATTTACTACAATAGAGTCAACGCTTTCAAACATGATATTACCTTGGGTATCAAAGTTGATATCATCGCTGGTAATTTTTTGTGGGATGAGAGTAATCTCTCTCAGTTTGTATGTATTTACAAAAGTTTCTTTAATAAAGGTGGCTTCTTCGTAGCTGATGTCCACATCAAGATTGACACGCACATGCATACCCGGATGCAACATAGTTTCAGTATGCTGCAATACATCACTTAATTGATAAACACGATACCTAGGTTGGTCGGGCCAAGCATGATACTCTGGCTCCTTGCCCCACTCCATGGTCATCATACCACGCTCGTCGTCGCCGTTGTCGGCATAGTTGTGCGGAAAGCAATTGCCAATGTAAGTAATATTGTTTGCTGTTTGGCGTTTGTGAAAGTGACCAGTAAACACATGCTCAAAGCCCGCAAAGTCACCTCTGGCAATTTCACCGTGATCCGGCATCTGTACCATGGCATTCATATAGTAGCCGGGCAATTCAAAGTGCCCAAACATGTACTTGCCTTTTAGCTTTGAAATGCGCTTATGATCATCGCCTACAAGCCATGGGGCCACAACAACATCACCATCGTGTAGCCAATCATTACAAATGACCACATTTGGTAAATGTTTAGCCCACTCAACACTTTGGACATCGCGCTTGTCGCGATAATATAAGTCATGATTGCCAGGAATGAAAAACACACGATCGAAGTTGTCGTTGAGATGTTCCAAAGCACGGAGACTATAGTTAAGAGTGACAATATTGATACTAGCACGATTGTTATGCCAATCTCCAAGAAAAAACGCTGTTTCACATCCTTCCTCCTTTGCTTTAGCAGTAAACCATTTGATAAAGTTTAAACAATCGTCGTTGTGTGTTTGGCTATTGCTTTTTAGTCCAAAATGAATATCAGTGCAAACTGCCACTTTGCGAAATAAATTTGTCATCTTACTAGTTTACACTATTGTTAGCAACAAAGTCAAATTCATTCGTCGGTAAAATCTCCAGATGGTGCAGCACCTCCCCACGAACTCATTCCTTGTCTAGTATAACTTGGAGTTAGTCCATTCATCTCTAGGATATCGTCTCTAAGATTTTGATTACGCTTTTCAATATTGAGTACTCTAGTAAAGCTATTAGTGATAGCAGCAGTATAGTAAGCAAAAGGATTTTGAGATTTACTTTCATCAAATTGGAGCCCGATCTGTGATAATTGCAACAATGCCTGAGAGCGCATCTCATCATTATATGTGTAACCACGCCAGTTCGATCGGGTAGCATAACGCTCGCATAGTTTCATGAACATATGAGCCAGCTTCTTGGTCATTGTTCC